GTCTGTGGGTTAAAGTTGTTTTGTGTGTTTATTTGTTTTGCTGGCTCAACTGGGCCAGAAGCAGTGTTTGGATTTCTAATACCTGGGGTACCAGTTCCAGATTGTTGAATAGGATAACCACAATCATAACATCTTGCTCTTGTCTCCGCAGAACCTACATAGTTTGCGCTAGAACAACTTGGACAACGTGGTGTAGGTGCTGATGCCTTCTGTGTTTGCGGGTAAGAAGGTTGTTGCTGTGTTGGTTGTTGGGTTTGGGTCTGTACGGGCATTTGCACAGGTTGTTGCTGGGGAGTTGGTGCTCCCATTTTCTTTTGCCACCAGTCATTACTCATCTAGATCCTCCATTGGTCTAAGTTCAGATGCTATACCATTTGGTACAATAATGCCAAGATAGGAAGCGGCTGAAAACGCTCCTACAAGGGTAGATATTGCTAGCATTTTATATACTCTTTGCATGAGTATAAGGTCTTGCTCAGTAGCATCTTCAGATTCTTTTACCTGAATAGATGCCAATACGTTAGAACTTATGTCAGCCATAGCGTCTATAAAAGGAAGTAAAGGTTCTATTTCCTCTAATCTGTTATCGCTGTCTTCTCGTTCTTTATTGTCTCCTTCTTCACTAACGCGATTTAATCCTATTAATTCTGCTGCTGCATTTTCTTCATATACGGCAGTGTCATACAAAAACCACCTAATCAAAGTTGTCATTGGTACATCATTTAAAGATAAGTTAACGTCCTCAAATCGATCATCAGAGTTTCGCTTAAAGAATTTATCTAACCAACTCACTTAGCTTCACCCCACCTTTGGACTGAGGTTATGTCTGCAACCAAAGGTAGGTCTATTAAATGTATATCTTCCATAGCGCTACGAATAGCCTCACGAGTTTTATCTAATAGGTTATCTGGAGTCAGAGTAACTAATTCATCATGCACTGTAAGAATTAATTTAGACTCTTTTGGGATCATGCTATGCGCTCTGACCATTGCTGTTTTAATAATGTCAGCAGCAGAGCCTTGTATACGGGTGTTAAACGCTTGACGCTCAGACCCAGACCTAAACGCTGTGTTCCTTGAGTTAATATCTGGTAGGTACCTTTTACGATTTAATATAGTAGTCACATAACCTTTGTTACGTGCTACTCCAATAACTAATGAACGATATTTGTTTACTGATGCAAACTTCTCTGAAAAGTCATTTAGTAATTGCTTAGCTTCTTGCAGGGTACAACCTATTTGTCTTGCTATCTTATCTGGTCCTACTCCGTAAGCTATAGCCAATACTAATGCCTTACCTGCCTTGCGGTCTACTCCCATAGTTTTTCCTACAGTTGTGTAAATATCTTCACCTTTTAGATAGTTGTCCATCATAATAGGATCTTTAGACATAGAAGCAATAATACGAGGCTCTATCTGACTATAGTCTGCAACTATTAACTTGTACCCCTCAGGCGCAATAAATAGATTACGAATCGCTCTACCGTGTTCTGTATGGGGAGCGGGAACGTTTTGTAAGTTTGGGTTACGGCTAGAGAATCTACCAGTTTCAGCGCCCCATTGAATAAAGTCTCCAAATAATTTGCCGTTAACTAACATGCTCTCTCGTTCTTCAACTTTTGACTTACCATTAGTAGTCTTAACTACTTCACCACCAAGATATGGAATTACATAGGTGCCTAGTAATTTGTTCAAGTCTGCGTAATTAAGAAGAGCATCAATTAACTCATCTTTTTCTCTAAACATTTCAAGGGCGTCTGCTGATACAGAGTAATCTTTATAGGTAAAGTCGTTTTCTTTCTTTGACCCCTTACCAGTTAATATTTGTGGTTTTAGTCCACGGCAACCTTCTTCTACGGGGCCGTAAAGAACATATTGTTTTTCATTGTTAGAGTTAATGTTAAACACACGACCAGCAATTTTATAGATCTCTGACCTAGCTTGTTCAATTTCTATTGTTAACTTTTCATAAAGTATCTGTAGTTGATTAGTGTCTATGAAGGCGCCTTCTAATTTCATGTAACAAAGAACGCGAAGCACGTCCATTTCTAACGACATAACCTTTTCAACGTTGGCTGTTTTAATCTTCTCAGTTAAAATCTTCCATAGTAAAAATGTGTATTTAGCGTCTAGATAAGAATACTTAGCAACATCGCTAAAAGCGTAGACCTCAACCATGTGGCCAATACCTTTTTCCATACTGTACCCAAGTTCGCGCTCTAAACAATCGTCAAGGCCAAGCTTGCCTTTATTTTTATTATCATAAAGGAAAGAGGCCATTAAGGTATCAAAGTAAGGTCCCTCTGGAACTTTACCGCCATAGTATTTAGCCACAGCGCTTAGATCAAATGCTAGGTTGTGTCCAATAGTTAATATTGTTTTATTAAATAGTAAAGGCTCAAGTGCCTTGAATACTTCTGCTGGAAATAGTTGTTCAGGCGCTGGGCCAAACACTTTAACTGATTTCTTTTTATTTCTTGAATAATCTAGTGTTCTGGGCGGTAACCCAGCCTCAGCACGCTTTTCTCCTTGGCCTGTTAATGGGAAGGACTCTGAAACAAATTCACCATGGGGATGTCCCATAGGTATTACATCTCCACGACCGTGTGTAGCAAAACTAATCCATAGAACTTCATTAACCGCAGGAACTTCTCTCCGAGCACCAACAGTTTCTACGTCAAATGCAAAAGAATCTTGTTGTAAATAAAAAGCAATCATTTCTTTTAACTGCTCTTTAGTTGTAATGATGTTCAAATTGTGTCCCTTTAAAAAGCTGAAGAGCCAGAGTCAAGGGGATGATTCCCTGACCCTTCAGCAACCTAGTTATTAGAGAAGTGAAGCGGCTACTGCCTCTAACTCTTCCCATGTTGGCTCTTTGATAGCAGAGCGTTCGAAAGGCTTAATGTCTGCAATTAACTTTTCTACCTCTTCTTCATTAATCTTCCAATCCTCCATTAGATCGCGAGGCTTTACTGAGTTAATGTGATAAACAGTGGTCTGCATCTTACCTGTGCGAGAAATCGCCCAGTAGTTTTTAGTTAGCGGACCTTGTGGTGAAAAGTGTGCAGCATGTAGGGACTTATAAAGTCGTGGGCTTGCAATCAACATTTGACGTTGTGGTCCACCAGCAGCACTTAGATTAACGATTGAGAATGCACGCTTATCTTCAGGCCTGCTATTAAGTTTTACACATAATGGATCATTTGCGCCAAGCGATACGTATGAACGCTTTCCTGTTGTTTTTTGTTGCAAGAAGTGTTGCTTGTAAATTGCAAATGGACCGTTTTGGTCAATAAACTTAACTACTTGAAATTCTCCCTCATTGAATTTAAATTCAACTGGAAAATCTCCTGCAGATACTGTTAATTTTTCTGCTGCGTCCCAACCAGACTGGACTGCAGTAGATGATGATTGAACTGGTCTTTCAGTGATTGAAGTGCTTGTCATTGCGAACTCATCTTGTTCAGGTGAGATTTCGTCTGTTCTGTTTATGGCCATATTTCTCCTATTTTATTTTAGTTTCGATTGCTCGGATTTGACTCCAAGCCTCAGCAATCTCATTACTAAGTTGCTGGTGTGCTGGCCAGTCTATACGCTTTATATATAGAAGTCCAGCCTTGTCAAACAACTCAATAACTTTTTCTACCATAGCCTTTGAGTACAGCCTACGGCCTTGATGGTCTTCCCCCTTAATGTTTTTTGTAGTGGGAAGTCTATAAGGTGAGGCGGGTAAATACCCAGCCTTGATCCATGTACGAATAGTTATTACTGGGCGGCCTAAAGAGTCTGCAAGTGCGCCTATAGTAAACATCTCAACGTCTGTTCCGTTAGGAAGAGTTTTTTTATAAAACTTACTAGCCCACTCTTTGCCAGGAATTATTTCTGGTTTCTTTGGTTCTGGTTTTTTGCGCTTACGTTTACTTCCTGGGTAGTACTCTTCTAAGTCAGCAAACGTGGAGTCTATAAAGTCTTCAGCCATTAGTCAGAGTCTTGTACATCCACCAAAAAGGCATAAGAAACTTTGGCTGGAAACATCGCATCAATATCGGCTTCAGTTAACTTTTCTTCGTAGAAGGCAGACATAATTGCTGCTTCGTCTAAAGTAGGAATCATCTTTATACACTCGTCTTTAATTCCATTTTTAGTAAGGATTTCTTCAGCAACGTTAAGGTCTAAAGTCTTACTTACTCTTTTCTGACGTGTAAGCTTTACTTCACCTTTAATGGAGTCAGAGACAGTTAAAGTAGTATGGCCTCGGTCATTCTCTTCTCCGTCTGATTCAACAACGGAAGATAGTCTTTCTTTTAATTCTGTTTGGCGCTTGGATAGTAAAGCAAGCTCATCTTTTAAACTAAGGTATTGTCTTACGGTGCTACTTAAATTGATTTCCACATTGTCCCCTTACAGTTAGGGGAAAACTTAATGGGTTATTGACTACTTGTCAACTGGAGCGTGAATATAAGACTCAAGAGAGTTTATAATTACGCTAGTGACTGTGACTTTCTCAAGGGCTGCTTTCTTTTGGACGGCAATCCACAGGTCATCAGAGACGCGGATAGTACGCGTAGGTGTTTTAGGCGCATTAGG